ATTGTTATGTTCACTTCTCCTGTGTGTTGTATAAGTGCAGTATAGATTTCGCTTGCAGGATAAACATATCCACCGCTACTATTAATTTCAATATTTAGTTCTTCGTTTTCTTTAATTTTGTCATAGAGGTCATTTGGACAAAAAGACTCCATATCAAAACGCTCATAGACCCATTTATCGTTATTCCCTACAATGGTTCCTGATATTCTTATTTTATTCATCCTCATCACCTCCTTCTATTTCTGCGGTATCTAATCTTCTGATAAATTTCTTGCCTTCACCATTTGGAACTGGCATCATATTTAATATTCCTCTAACTTCGTCTGGACACATTATTCCTCTGTCTACAAATTGAACTAGTTTTAACTTAGTTTGCATACTCGCAAATGTTAAATTAGAGTTTTCAAATGCTATTTTATTACCAAACCCTCTTTCTCTTCTTGAAAATATTTTTCTAGTGTACTCCCCTGTCAATTGCATGATAGTTGGTTCGACTTCGGCTTCATAATAAGATATCCACTCGTCTTCTGTATAATTTGATTGGACTATTTTTTCGTTTGTATTGAAGAAAGATAAAATTCTTTTCGTAGTTCTATCCATTTGAGTAGCATGAGGAACATAGTCATTGGGTTCTACTTGCTTTGCTTCAAATTTAGCATCTGTTGCAGCAGCTCCTATACTTTCTGACGTCTCGGTGTTTAGAAAGCTATCGACAAAATCTTTTGTTTGTCTCTTTAGATCTTCTGGCCTCATATTTTGATTAAAATTCAAGAGCCATCTTATTATGTTTGAATTTTTTATTGCTTTTACTAGCCCTTGGTCTGTTGTATTAACAACCTCCATCAAGGATGTTAAAGCTTCTGCTGGATTATCTCCAAAAATGTCGTTACTGTTAAAGTCTCTTCTTAAATGTATTATGTCTTTGTACTTAAAAGTGTAGTATTTTCCAGATATTAAAAAACGTAAGTATAACTCACCTCTTTCATCTTGAAGTGCGTCTACATTACTAGAGCTAATTGGATAAATCGAATTAGGGAATCCATTTTCATCTCTTTGAATTAAAGCGAAAGCATTATTGTTTAGCATTAGTTGAACTGTCATTTTTTCTTGTAGCATTTGACCCGTCATATATTGATTGGGTTCTTCTAGTAAAAATCTAATATAAGGCTCGGGGTTAATTTTTACACCGCCTTCAAATTCTCTTACATGTTTACCTATTGCCTTTCCTACGGCTTGTGCTTTTGGTCTAATTGCCGCCCTTACTATATCAGATTGATATAAATTTCCATTCCAAGAATAAAAACCCTCTCCTACGTCGGTTATCAATCGATATGTCGATACTTTTATAAAGTTCTTTTTGAATCTATCTAATAAACCCAGATGAATCACCTCCTATATTAAATTCACGTAATCTTCGTAATGTCTTTCTAAAACTACATAAGCATCTAATAAACTTGCCAACCCGTCTATTCTTCTTCTTTGATTCTTTGTTTTAGAAGGTTGTATATTCAAGTTTTTATCTATTTCAATAGCAGTATTCGATAAGCACCACTTTAAGATTGGATTGTTGTTGTAATTAATCTTGTTAGCTTCTAAATCTGCTCCTAACGACTTCATTGGTCCTGATAAAGTTTTCTTTCCCTGGATAACTGCTTCCATGCTGTCTTGACCAAAGAAATTTTTCATTTCCTCTACGAAATAATCAGCACTCCACGAGTCATACCCAATCCAAGGTATATATATATCTGATTTGTTTTGTACTTCTATAAACCACTGGGTAACAAATTTATAATGCACTTTATTACCTGGTGTAGTTCTTAATAAACCTATATCTTTCCATTTGTCATATGGTATCTTATCTTCTTTGACTCTTTGCTCTAGTAAATCTTCTGGTAACCAATACATTTGCTTAACAAATATAGTTTTGTTGTTTGGTACCATAAAAATAACCGTTGCACATGTTAAGTCGGTAGTAGATGATAAGTCTACTCCTCCTATTCCGTACCTCGGTCTTAATACTTCTAATTCATATTGAGCTGTGTTGTTTAACTGTTCAAATGTCAGCCAAGCTTCTGATGTTGTTTCTCTTATATTGAACTCTTTACATAATAGGTTTTTTACAAGCATTGGATTAGCCATTGCTTTACTAACTTTTGTTTCTAGCTGGTCTAATCTTTTTACTGTTCCTAATCCAGGATTAGCTTGATACCATTTCTCTTTTTTCTGCCAATATTCTCTTTTGTCTAGTTCATATATGATCGGGAGCATTCTTTCGTTTTTATAACCGTCAGGATCTTCGTATCCGTTAATGACTTGTTCTGATTCATCATATTTCTGGTCATATACTGATTCTCTTATCGTCCCCGCTGTAGAAGTTACAAATACTAAAGGTTCTTCTCTTGATGATGTTCCATCTACTATTACGTCATATAAGTTTTTATCTTTCCAAGCATGTATTTCATCCAGTAGTGCTCCATGTACGTTTAATCCATCAAGTGTGTCGGAGTCTCTCCCTAGTGGTTTAAAAAAAGAATCGTTTAAGTCGCATTTTATTTCAGCTACTAAGGGTTTCATCCTTTTCGCTAATACTTTCGACTTCTTAACCATTCTCTTAGCTTCTAGCCATATTATTTTAGCCTGGTCTCTTTTAGTAGCACATGCATATACTTCGGCTCCAGGTTCTCCGTCTCCCATTTGTAAGTATAGCCCTATTGCTGCAGCTAATGTAGATTTACCATTTTTCCTTCCGACTATTAATATTACTTCTTGATATTTCCTTGTTCCATCTATTTTATGAACCATTCCAAATGTTGCAGCTACTAAAGCCTTTTGCCATAGTTCTAGTATGAATGGTTTCCCGCCTAATTTACCTTTTGAATGTCTGCAAAACCTCTCAATAAATAAAATTGCATGCTTTGCTTTATCTGGATCATATTCCCATTGTGATTTAGGATCGTTTATTATCCTAACTAATTCAGCATATACTTTACGGACCTTTGTTGAGGTTCTTTCCCTATTTTTCTTGTTCTTATTAATCCAGTTGTAGTATTCTACTATCGGATTATAGTCTGACTGGTAATTAATCTTTTCTATTCCCATTATTTCGCTTTCATCTTGATAAAGTCTTCAAAGGGATCTTCTTCTTCCTCAATCTTGTCTTTTGGTAATAGGTCCGTTAATTGTTTTGTGATACTAGAGTATCTTTGTATCATAGTGTTGTATGTTTTAACCGCAGGATGTTCTCTTAAGATTGAATAGTCTCCCTGTTGCATTTCGTCAACTACTCCTCTTTTGTTTATTTCCTCTTTGAGTTCTCCAAGAGTTACCCGCATGAATGCAGCTTCTTCTATAAGGCCTTTAGTTGTTAACCTTCTATTTTTGTCTATATCATAAAATAATTTCGTAAGTCGTCCTATCTCACGATTAATTAATTTATCTTTTTCTTTGTTCATCTAAATCACCTTTTCTTTTAGGGTGGGGGTTATGTGAAAATGACCTGTGTGTTAAATGATTGTCCCTCCCTCGGTCCCTGTAACCTATACAGCCATTTCAAACATGGGGGGCATCCATCTTTATTAAGTCTCCATTATCATCAAACATTAACCCTTCCTGTGTTACAGTAGTTCCAATATGTTCCTTGTTATGACAGTCTTGGCAAAGTAATTCAAGATTATTAAAATCCAAAGTTATATTAGGATTGTTAATGTTATCTGGTGTTATGTACTCCTTATGGTGTACGATATCTCCTGGCTCTCCACATCTCTCACACAAACCAAACTTAGTTTTATAATAAGATTCTCTTGTCTTTCTCCATGCTTTGCTCTTATAAAACTTAATTGCATAGTCTTTAGCCATCCCATCACCTCTACATATTTAGAGCCCAGGTACTTCGGGTACCCAGGCTCAAGGAGGAATTCTGAATAAAAGTAATTGCACGTTGTACCAGAATCCTAAGACTTGTAGTGGTTTAATATATGATCATATATTTCCACATCTTAATACTATCATCCAACAGTATGGAAATAATAGGAAATAATGTGAAATATTGAACTTCAATCAAGCTTTTTCATAATATATCTGTCTATATTGTGTAAATGTCTCCTGGTTATCTTAGTTCTCTCGGAAATTTCATCCCATGAAAGCCCTTCCATATATCTCAATCTAGCTACAATTCTGTTTCTTCCTTCCAATCCTTCTATAAAATCTACTATTGCTTTTAATCTTTCATATCCCTTTGTTATTTGATTATCCATTTTGTTTTGCAGTTCAACTATTTGACATACTATAGCACTTAACTTATCTTTCCTCGGACTTCCTTTAGGCATATCATCTATATTAGTTGTAATGTTTGTTGCTCTTGTTTCAAGTTCTTCTATTTCCATTCTAAGAGTTTCAACATCTTCCTTTATCCAAATATATTCCCTTAACTCTTTCCTGGTCATCATTACCTCCTGCCTATTCTACTCAATCTTTCCTCTGCTATCCTTTCATCTTCCTCGTAATCTTCTTCTGTCTTATAAAAGCTACACTTCTGATATTTACAGTACAGATCATTCAACGCCTTACATTCTTTCCCATTGTAAGCAAAACAATCTTTCTTTGAATTATCTTTAAGTTTCATCCTCCACCTCCAGTACATATTTAACTGCTTCCCAAAGGGAATCGCATAAACTATCTG